GGGATCGCAGGCCACCTGCCACAGGCGGGCGAAGTTGCTCAACTCAGAGGGCGACGGGTCTTCGTCGATAGGGCCGCGAATGGTCATCCTGGTTTCCCGCGGTAAAACCGTATTCGCCCACTGCTGGATCCGATTGACCTCGGCGGCCATGTCCTGGGCCAGTTCAGGGTCGGGAACCGCTGCGTGAAGCGAAGCTGCCTGCTCCGGCGTCTGACCGTGCGCAAGTAGCTTCTTCAACGCTGGATAGTCGATGTCGGCATAGTCTTCGGCGGCCTCAAAACCGTCGGTGGCCATAAAGCGCAGCATCAGGCGCCGAATCTCCTTCGGCATGTTCGCGGCTTCGATCAACTGGTACTTGTGGAGGGTCGCCTTACCCTCGATCACATTGTGAACGCCGATGGTCGCCAGTAGGCATTCGGAGTCGAGTTGGCTAGCCACTTATTCTCCAGCGGCTCTGCCGGCAGCTTCGGCAGCGGCAATGGACGAAACGAGCGGCAGTCCCTTTCGGAGGCCATCGAGCACCAGAATAGAGAACTTGTCTCCCGACGTTGCGCTGGTTTCCAGGTTGGCGCCGATGCGCTGGCCAGCGCGAATGCCAGACACCAGGCCTCGCCCAGCGGCTACCGTACCCGCCTTGATCAGGCCATGGCGACTTGCCAGGTGGGCAACCTTGGCAATCTGACCGGTACCGAGGCCTCCGATTTCATCGACTTTCGCCCGCTGCATGCGCTGGTCAAGAATGTCGCGCATGCGAGCCAGGGCCGAATACTGCCGGTTATGCTCGGCAATCTGCGCCACCAGCTTTGGGTTGCGCTCGCCAACCTGAGCCATCAGGCCGCTAAGGAAGTCCTCACCATGGCTGGCAACCTCACGCCCCCGCAGGTAGTTGGGGGTGCCGTTGATGCCTCCCATCCGCTGGGCCGCTTCCTTCTGCAGGTCGGTCACGTCGGCGCGAAGGCGCTCGGCTGGCACAATCTTGTCAGGGTTCCATGCCTTGTTGCTTGACGTGAGTTCGGCGAGAGCCTTGTCGAGCTCGGCCGTGCTTTCGCCTCGGGCCATCCGAGCTGTGCGCTGCTTTTGTAGGTTGGATACAATCTGCGCCTCTTCGGGATTAGCTGCCGACGGTTCGTATCCCCAGTCGCGCGCCGTCTTCAGCTCCGAGACGTGGTGTTGCAACTCGGCGGCTACCACTCGGTCACTGCCTTTGCCGCTAGCCCTCAGGTCTTCGATCGACTGCTCCAGGTGGTCAACGTAGTCGCCAGCGCGCACGCCAGCAGGGCCGGGCTTAACTGCCGGCGCAGCGGCGTTTACGTCTTCGACAGTCGGACCACCGCCCTTGACCGTTCCGCCGCCTACGGTCTGATGGCCCGGGGTTTCGACTGTAGTCGGCGCGTGGCCGCCGAACTCGTCATAGGCATCGGCAAAGAACTTATCATCATGGGGAACTTTGCCGGTTGACAGCGGACGCGTGGCGGGCGCAGGTGGCTCACCCATGTGCGCCAATTCCTGATCGAAGTCCTGCCACAACTGCGCGCGTGGGGCGGTTACCTCGCTGATTTTCGCGTCTACCGCGTCGATGGCGTTCGCGATCTTCTCTGGATGCTGGCTCTGCGCCGCCGTGACAGCCTTGTCGAGCCGAGGATCCTTCGTTACCACGTCCGCGATATCGTCGATGTCATCGGCGACCATCTTCTTTGCCGTGGCCGTGCTTGCGCCCTTGGTCTCACCGACCAAGTCAGCCCCGATCCATTTCTTCAGCTTGTCGACGTTACCGGTCAGCGCCTTGCCGGCAACATGGCCGGCAGCCCCCAGCGCACCGCCCGTGAGCCCACCAAGCATACCGCCAGAGAGTACGTCGGTAGCGGCGCCGCCTACGTCGCCCTTGGTCAAGTCAGCCTGAGATGAACCAAGGGCGTTGACTGCGCCCAGCGCCGAGCCCACCTTGATTCCTTTGCCGATAGCGCCAACAAGCGTTTTGGCTCCGCCGCCTGGAACCAGCGGAGTAAGTGCCAGTCCGCCTGTCAACTCGCCGCCAGCATAGGCGTAGGGCGATGACTGCTGCGCCGCTGCGTTCTTCGCCCGATAGGCTTCGCGCCGCTGCTGGTAGGTGGCGTCGCCGGTCAGGGGAGGCAGGTCGCTGGAATGCAGCGCCTGGGCAATGTTTCGCAGGCCTGGTATCTTCGAGATGCCGGTATCGATGGCGGCAGCCGCTTCATCGCCGAAGCCAAGGGAAGCGCCTTGAAGCGCACCACGTCCGAAATCCTGGGCGGTTGTGTGCGTGGCGCCAGGAAGTGGTTCGGCGGGCTTGGCGCCCATCTGCGTAAGTTGCTCGAACGTGAGCCCCTTAGCTGCCGGCGCCGTCGTCGGAGCGTCTGAGGGAGTGGCTCCGAGGGCTTGAAGCTCCTCGAACGTTGGCATTACTGATAGGTCCCGTCGGCCTGCAGGTGGTATTCGACGTTGCCGAGCTTCATCACCTTTGGCCGCGCAGCAGGAGCGGCCGGCGTAGCCTGGCGGCCAGTGGATGCCGGGGCGCCGCCTGTAGGCTCCTTCGGCGGTACACTGCCGCCTAGCGCCTTTCCAGACGCGCGCAACCGCTCATTAGCGAATGCGTCGTTTTCGTCGGCCATTCGGCGGAGCACTTCTGGGGATGGCATGCTCGACAGGCCCTTGCCGCTGCCGCCAACGTTGCCGTGTTCGATCTGGATATTCGCGTTGGAGACGCCCAGGTCTAGCGCCTTACGACCGCGCGCGATGACGTTCCCGTAGAGTTCGTCGCGCCGTTTCGAGGCTTCGGTCACGTTGCCAATTAGAGGCAGTGCCGGGGCGACGCGGTGATTCTTTTCTGCGTCGTCCGCCAGGTCGCGCAGTCCCTTGGAATAGGCGCGCGAGGCGGTCAACTTCTCGGCGGCCTTGTCGACGGCGCCGGGTCGCGACAGCTCCACGATCGGCTCGCCCGTGTCGGGGTCGCGCAGCGTGCGCTTGTCAACGTCCTCGGCTGCCTTGGCTTCCTTGCCTTCCGCCTTCTCTGCGTCGGTCTCACGCTTGGCGGCTAGCGCGGCTTGCCGATCCTCATGGCGGTCCTTTTCCCCGGCCCAACCAAGGGCCAAGGTTCCTTGGTTATGCGCCTGGGTGGCTTCGATCAGGCGCTCTTGCTGGTCATAATGCGCCTTAGCTGCCGCCTGCGTTGCCTCCGCGGTCTGGCGCTTAACGCCCAACTCTTCCTCGCGCTCGTGGATCTTGGACTCGTACTCTGACGCCTGCTTGAGCAGGTCGGCGTGCGCCATGAGCCCGGTTTGTCGAGCCTGCTCCGTGCCAAGCTGCGCACCCTGCGAGGCCGCTTCCTTGGCCGCTAGGCGCAGATTTGCGGCCGCATCGGCGTCCAGGTCATTCAGTGCCGCGCGGTGATTCTCGGCGGCATCCTTGTAACCGTAACGGGCTTCGAGGGCGGCGTCAGACGCGGCGGCCAGCTTGTCTTTCTTCTGCTGGTAGCGGCGCTGCATGATCCCGTCGATGACCTTGAGGCCTTCGTTCTGGGCATTCCCGACCTGCCCGAGCTGCGCGGCGGCGACGTTCTGGAAGGCTTGCTGGCGCGCGCCAAACATAAAGATGATGGCCCCGAGCACCTTATCACCCATGGACTGGTCAAGGAAGCCGTTGCCCTTGGAAAGGTCGCCGTAGGCCTCGGCACGCTCAGATACCGTCTTATCGACTGCGGCCTGTCGCCGCTGCTGCTCCTCGCCGTAGCGCTTGGACTCATCATTTCTGATGGTCGCGGCGTTTTGCTCCATGGCGAGTTCGCGGTCAGCCTTCTTTTGCTCGACATCGGCCTTTTTGGCCTCGAGCGCTTGCCCGTGCTGCTGGGCCAATGCCTGGTAGTCGGTAAGCTTGCGGTGCCACTCCAGGTTGTTTTGGACGTCTTTGGTCGGGTCACCCGTAAGGGGAGGCTGAGGAGGGGGCGCACCAAGGGGCGCCAGCGCGGTCTCAGGAGGCGCAGCACCGGTCGGAGCAGTGGGGCCAGCATCTGGCTTCGGCGCCTCCGTCTGAGGGCCTCCTGGAGCCTGCGTGTGGCCTTCCAGAGGCATCGTAGAGGTATCGCCAGCAGGCGGTGGCGTAGCCACGTCAGGCGCCTGCGGAGCGGCTGCTAACTGCGCGTTAGGATCGGCTGGGGCCGGCTGTCCGCCGTCCAGTTGCGCCATCATCTCGGGCGTTACGGTGGAGTCAAAGGGCTGTTGCCCTGTCTGCCCTAGCGTCTGAGCGAACGAATCGGTAGGCGCCAGGTCGATAGACGGCGTGGCTGCGTTGCGCGTCTCCCAGTTATTTTCGTCGTCGCCCCCAAGTGGCAGCGTACCGTTGCTAAGGGCCACGGCTACCAGTTCCAGGGCATCAGTTTAGACTTGGTGATATTGCTCACCATGCCAGCGGTCGAGCCGTTATACGCGTTGGTCGCGGCGGCGGTTTTGGCGTTCGCATCGGCCAACGCACCAGCACCCGACACCTGGGTCCCGGTTGCCTGGTTCACATCGCCGAGCAACGCCTGGTTGTTTTGCAGGTTCTGCCCTTGCGTCGTCAGGTTGGCGTTCAGGTTGGCCAGGTTCGACTGCTGAATCAGGCCAGCGTTCTGACCGGCGAGGTCCTGCTCTTGCCCGCGCTGTCCGGCGATACCGGACACGAGCTGTTGGCGGGCGTTGGCCATCTCGTTAGCGCGGTTGACGGCGCCGTTGTTGACCTGATCGGCTTGCAGGCTGGCGGCGCCCTCCGAGGCCTGGCGAAGGGCATTCCCAGGGCTCATACCGCCCTGAAGAGCGCTCGCCATGCCGAACTGCTGCGCAGCGGCGCGATCGGTCTGCTGCTGAGACTGGAGCTGCGCGGCGCTGGGAACGTTGCCGTTAGCGGCCTGCTGCAACTGCTGAATCGCTGAATTCTGGTTATTGCGGATGGAGTCCAGGTCGCGCGAGACGAGCTGCGGCGCACCACCCGTAGTCGGCGCAGCGTGCGGATTCGCAAGCGCAGCCTGCTGCTGGGCCACCATTTGCGCTCGGTTGATGGCGGCAGTATCGGTCGCCTGCTGAAGAGGCGAATAGTCGGTGGGGGTCGGCCCAGGGAGGGCCTGATTGATCCCAGTCTGAAGAGTGTTCTTGATGTCGGCCACAGTCTGCCCACCAGTCCCGTAGGTCTGAACCATGGAGTTTGGTGGAAGACCGTTCTGCGGGTTTACGACATCCGAGCCTGTAGACCCCTGTCGGCCGGCGGCGCTAGGGCCAGAGAGATTGACCATGGGCGCCGCGGGTGGAGTGCCAGCCGGTGGCGGAACGGCCGGCGGAGCACCGGGCGGCGGTTTCGTCGGGTCGTTTGGATCTGGGTAAGCCTGTGGTGCCGTCGCCATGCCGTCAGATGAGTCGACATGGGGAGGGCCGTGCTAGGTAGTGCGCTTGCCGCTCGACCCGGGCCGCGTTCCCTGCTTGACGCCGTACTCGATGACGATAGCGGACCACTTGAGGGTTTCGGGGTGGTCGAACTGCCCAGGGCGAGATGTCAGGACGTACCTCACCGCCTCGGACTTTGTCGAGTAGCGCATCTCCCAGTCCCACGTGGGACCAAGGAGCGATGGCGATGTTTGTGACACGACATTGGTCGCGACCATGTTCAATTGTAGCGCCACAACCATATCGACCGACGTTTCGGGGGGCGCAGAGTTGACCTCACCGACGCCGATTACACGATAGATCCGTTCGTAGCCACGCAGGTCGGCCATCTTGATCCATGGCGTCACCACGCGCATGATATAGTTGCCGGTCGGATCGTTCCCGGGTTGGGATACGAAGTCGTCCACGATCACTGACGGGGTCGCAGTGCCGTACGCCGCTCCACTGAGATATGCGGTCGCACACGTCGCCGCAGTCCCGGTATCGAACGTCCAGATGCCAGTAACGGTGTCGTGCACTAGGCAACCGCCCGTCGCGAGGTAGTAGCGTGTCGAGGATTCGTTGGGCACCAGCACTGCGCCAACTACTGTCGAGCCGATGTAGCGCTCCACTGGGCCGCCGATGTACTCGGGCGTCAATCCCAACCCGACGCGAAACCAACCGTGACGCGTACCGGTAGATAGGAATTCGGTGCCGAGCGACGTCTCGACGATGCTGCGCGGGTTCGTGGTGCCTGTGCCAATGGACGCTAGCTGGGTCTGGAAACCGCCTCGACCAGCCTGGTCAGGGCCGTCTCCAGCGATGGCATAGACCGCGTCCGCCTTGAACACGGCTATGACGCCATTCGGCTGTGCCGCGATGCTATAGATTGGCCCATGCTGGTCGCGGATAATCTGCTTGTTCTGCTCCGAGAAGGTCAGTCCAAGTCCAGGGATGAACTGGTTAGAGACCCAGACGGCTTGCGGGTCATCGGTCGATACGCCGTAGAGACGGTTCCCGGCCACGGCGATAGATGAGAAGCCGGGGATAGTGTCGTTGGGTAGAACGCCGCCGCCGTTCGTATAGAGAAACAACCCGGTCGCCTGATTCGTGTCTGACAGCGAATCGACGTAGGCGATGGTGTCCACAGATGTGTCATTCGCCACAGCGCCCACCAACTGGAACGTTACGTTATCGTTGGCGCCGCCGCGGTAGATTTCGATCGTGACTCCCTTGCGCGACGATGCCACGAATGGAACCGACCGCTCGCTGATTCTGAGCGTCTGAAACAACAGAGACATGCTTGTGTTAGCGCCCAGAGCCTGGGACGCGGCCAGGCTCGGCGCCGAACGCCAGACGCGCCCAAACGTATCGGTATAGGCGAAAACGATTTTGTAGTAATAGGTTGACCCGGCCGTCAGGGCGCCGGCAACGCCAGATGCTGCTATCCCTGGCTTCTCGGGGTTATACGCAAATCCCGCTTCAGCATATGTCTTCCCGTCGAACTGGCCCAGCGTCCCCCCGGGGACAAACAGAGAATCGATCGCCTCACGCGGCGTTCCAGTGGTTGTATCCCCAGGCTGTTTAAACGTCGTCGTGACGAGTTCGATACCGGTGGAGATGGGATTGAACCCAGCGGACTGGTTCGCAAGGCGTAACTGTACCTCGTCGGCCGTTACCCATGAATTGGCAGCCGGCGATACGACGTGGCTTATCCAGGTCGGGAATGACGTGATCGGGACCTGTCCGTTTTGCGACTTGGAGACGATGCCACCAGGCCCCGGGGTACCGGCGGATAGCCCATAGCTGGTCTCGATACGCGCCAGGTAGCGCGCGCCAGACAGGTTAGACGGATACTCCAACCAAACGTACCATTCTCCGTTTTGCTGGAAAGCATGAGAACGAAGGTGGGTTGCGCGATAGAAGGTCTGACCGCCAACAATCGCACCGCCGAAGCGCTCCGATATTCTGGTAATGGCGCTAGACGTTGGAACGCCCTGATCAGTAATCACGACGAATTCACCGGTTGCGTTGTTGGATGTCGTGAATCCCGTGACACTTATCGTGGCGACCGGGGCAGCGTCGGCAACGTATGACGTTGTCGCGTTCCTAGTTGCGCCAGCCGCAGCCAACGCCCACTGCACATTGGTTGTCCCAGCGCTCGTATCGACGATGCTCTGAGTCCCGGCGTTCCCAAAGTCCTGTAGCCAGCAGGCGCCACTTCCAGAGGCAATCGCAACACCGGCAGACGTACGAGGTATCCAGTTGGTGACACCAAGTGTTGAAGGGACGAAATCGACCGCCGCCAGGTTGCCAGTGGCCGAATCTCCGTAGAGAACCGCCATTGTGGTAGCGTTTTTTACGATGATGTCGATCGGCTTGGTCGTGGCAGTGTTGAGGGCGAGCAACTGAGACGCCGGGGGAGCGCTGAGCGCGGAAATCTGATACCTATCGGCTACCAGCAGCCCGGCGCCAGAAAACCTGGCAAAAACGGCATACCCGTTGACCACTCCCACGGTGGCGTAGGCGAATGCGATCCCCTCATCGATGATGTAGTCGATGATCACGGTCCCGGTGGCAGCATCAATGACCATCTCATGCAGGACTAGCGTCCCACTGCCCTGCGGGAAGGTCTGATAGGCTACAAAATAGTACCCTGAGGCATAGGCCATTGCAGGAGTCACCCCAAGCCCCGCGACGCGCGTGGGGGATGACATGACAGGGCCGCGACGTGTCGTGGCTATGGCGCCCGACTGATAGGTCGGGCCGTAGACATCGGTGGCCCAGCTTGCATCCGTGGGACTCCACGTGCTCACGGGATGCTTGCCTACACCGGCCAGGGACACCAGTTCCCCGCGCAGCGTCCCAAGCGCCCAGGGGGCCGTCAGCGCGTCCCCCGTGCCGACCATGGCCGTAGCAAGCGCCTTGGTCGAGGGACGCGGCACAACCTCTCCCACGCGGCCCTGACGCACGTTCTGAAGCTCGATAACCCCCTGTCCGATGGGCAGCTGTTTGTCGTCGATGGACGTAGCTAGACCCGTGGCCAGGGACACGGTCAGGTGTGACCGGCCTAGAGGCATCGAACACCGCTTGCATTCGAAGCCGAACCGGGGGAATCTACCCCTATACGTAGCGACGCCGCCAAGGGCTGGAACCCGAGACGGCGTCTAACCCCTTCATCGACCAACCGACAAAGGAGCCACCCATGCATACCACTATCAAGGCCGCCCTGCTGGCCCTTTCGCTCATGTTCGCCGCGTGTGACCAGGAGCCGATCAGCACAGAGCAGGGCGCTGTGTCCTTCTGGTGCGACGGCTGGACGGTGGCCAAGGCGTGCACGGCGGCCTGCGGCGACTGCGTCAAGCAGTATAGCTGCACCAGCCTGTCGATCACCGCCGGCAACACCGGCGAATGCATCGCCGCTTGCTCGGACTGCCACTAGAACACCGCCAGGTTGATGCTGATACCGCCGACGCTGGCGCGCAGCGTGAAGTAGTTCGACGGGTCTGCGGTCTCGGGAGCTGCGCCAACGGCCAGTCTCACGTCGCCGACCGCCGAGATGATCCAGTAGCCGGTGAGCTTGTACCCGAGTCCGTGATATATGCGCGTGTCGCCAGCGCCGACGACGACGTTGTTGAGAATCTTCACATTGGCGAACGGGTGCGCCTCGAGCTTGTTGATCGATCGCTCCGTGGTATCGGCCAGCCGCTGTAGATTGGCGTCGCCGATTCTGGGCAGTATCGTGTGGGTGACGGGGGTGCTCACGGGAAGCCCCAGCTACCGCCGCTGCTATCGCCTTCGACGTCGGCGATGATGAACGGCTCGGTATCGTCGCGCGTGTGCTCGTCGGTGATCGACTGGCGCAGCTCGGCAAGCTCCTCAGACCATGGCGCCGCGTCGGTCTCTTCGATCTTCAGCGCCTTGCGAGCTGCCTTGATTACGATCCATTCGCTGTAGGGGTCGAGCTGGAAGTCAAGCGTCGTCGTGTCACTGATGGACGTGAACTTGTACGGCGCAGCTCGGTAGTAGACGCGGTAAGAGCCACCAGCGAACTCGTATGGAGTGATGACGATGTTCTGCGCGCGCAGGTCATAGGCGCGGTCCACCGAGTACAGGGTCGGCGTCCAGTTTCCAAGGCGCCCTGTGTTGCGCTCCCTGAAGTTGCGTCGAGGCACCGTGCGCCGGTTCGTGGTGTCGGGATTCAGGTCCAGGCCATGGAGTGCGCGGAAGTTGATGCCGGTGCCTTGGGTGAAGACAATCGGGGAGCTATCAACGGTGCCGCCGAACGACGAGACGTAGAACGTCTTACCTGCGTTGGTCGCTCCAGCCGTGACGGTAACCGTGGCGCCCACCTGAATCTCGGTGGGCAACGCCTGGTCGAAGTTGAAGACGCGCAACAGAATGAACGGGATGCTGCCAGTGCCGACGACAATCTGTTGCCAGACCCCGTTGTTATTCTGATTCGCCTCGTTCTGGACCAGGATCAAGTCATTCAGCGCCGTCGCGGTACCATCCACCGTAAGCGCCCCGTTTGCGTTCCCTTGCAGCACACGGCCTGGCCCAGGCCCGCCGCTGGCAGTGTTAGCAGGAAGCGCAGCGGCAGTAGCAAGGCGCGCCGTCAGAGCAGATGGCGCGAGATTGAACGTGGCCGCCGTCGAGAGGCCGCCGGTAAGCGAGAAGTCAGCCGTCGAGAAGTACGAGCCTGGGTCAAGGCTCACGAGCAACCGATACAAGTCCTCTACGCCTCGAGAGACGTAGAGAACCCAATCGGCGTCAGGAATACTTGCGTCGTTGCGACGGTCGGCTAGCGCCTTCGCCTCATCGACGAGCTGCGCCACTGTCGTGGCCATTTAGTACCCCTTGCAGGTATCCATCAGGTCTTTGTAAGCCGAGAGAACATCCTCGGCCGACCCGCTCTTGACTGCCTGCTGGAACGCTTCCGCAACGGAAAGCTCGGCAGCATGATCGGCATCCTCATCGGACGCACCCTCAGCGTCGGGGCCGTCGCCATCATCCATGGCGGGGAGTCCACGACCGAGTTTCCCCGGTGGCGGAACGGCCTTCGCAATCATGCTGCCAAACTTGCCCATTGGTCAAACCTCTTGCGCGTAAATATCCCAGTGGATGACGTTTGTGCTGAGAACGTCGGTGTCAGCCCCGGTGGAGGCCAGGAGAGCCTGAATGGTGAATCCCTGTCCGGCAGAGCCGCTAGGACGCCACTGGCACATATTGGCGTTAGTGTTGCCGAACGCCGCAGTAGTTGGACCAAGGATACAAGGCGGGCTGCCAAAGCGGATGTTCTTATACTTCCGCAGAAGCGTGATGTTGTAACGCCCCGCTGCTGCGTCCTTCAGTACCGATCCGGCGCTACCGGCTGCGCCAGTGATGTTCGGAGCTTCCTCGCCAGTCACCGAAGTGACCGCGCCAGATGCTCCGACAGTGATGGTGCCAGAGATAGTGATTTCACCGCGTCGGCTGGTTCCGCGCGTCCTCATCGTGAGCGGTGCTCGCGTGACTGCCATTTGCTTTGCCTTTCGGAAAGATGTAGCGCCCCGGGGCCGGCTGTTACACCGACCCCGAGAGCGGCTTACACAAGCTGAATGCGAACCCCGCCCGCCGGATTGGCGAACTGATATAGGTACTGCTGGAACCAGCGGATTTCGTATCCCGCCGCCGCCGCCTGGCGAGCCATCTGGAGCCCATCCTCGGCATCAATGTGCGGCGCCCCGGCAATAGACTTCAGGATGATTTGCGAGGGGTCGAAGCCCCACACCTGAGCGTCATTCGTGGTGCGGCTGACCTCGAGGGTCGCCTCAGCCTCACCATCGCTGTAGATGGTCAACTTCCGCGTCCCGATGCTCTTGTTCCCGCTATTGTCCATGTACTGGACCGCGTTGTTAAGGTCCTTAGCAACCGTGGCGTAGTTCGCCTTGGAAGCGAAGAACTGCAGTTTCTTCGCATTGCCGACCGTGATGGCTTCCTGCGAAGCGTCGATGAGCGCGCCCAGGAGCGACCCGCCGCCCGTCGCATCGATGAACGTGCCGTAGAGGCGGCTGTTCTGCGTGCGGTCAACGGTGAGCAAGTTCGTGATGGTCGCGTCGGCCATGTCGATGTTGCCGGCGGCCTGATTCGGGAAGAACCCGCCCAGACCCACCGGAACCAGACGAACCGGGGTAGCCGAGTTCTGGCGAGCGCCAGCACGGAAAGCCCAGTCGTTGGCCACCGCGCCGACCGACGCCATGGTGCCGGAGCAGGTAACGAGCTCCGATCCCAGGGTATACGTCACGCCCGTGACGTACAGGACCGTCGCCGACCGCAGCACCGCTGCGTTAAGCGAAGAGCTGAAGTGCAGCGGCATGCCGCGGATGTACTTGGTGATGTCCGAGGCGATCAGCGGTTTGAACGTCGATCCCGAGGGCGCGGTGATCTGAGAGACCTCGCCCCAGCCACGACCCTGGAGCACAACCGCGTTGTTATGCTGAATGGCGCGCATCTTCTTCTTCATCGCCACGTCAACGGCCTTCTGCCAAGCGCCGTCGTTGTTGCGAGTACGACCGATGATGTCGCTGGTGATCTGAGCGACGTCCGAGTACGGGAACCAATCGCTCAGGAACTTCGAGCCGATGGTATTGCTGTTGTTGGTCGCGCTGCCCTGGGCAGTCGTGAAGTCGGGCGAACCGCCGTCGACGTCATCGACATCGGCCAGCCACGAGAAGTTATCACCGCTACCGTCAGTCTCTTTCTTGAGCGGCTTGAGGGTCGAGTCGGCAACCGCAACCAGCGAGTTGTCGATGTAGTTGTTATCGTAGGTCCTCTTGACGTACGCGTTCAGTGACGTTGCATTGAGAGCCATTGGTCAAATCCTTTGAGTTACAGCTCGCCAGCGGCGCGCATGTCCTCGACGACTTGCTTTCGGCGTTCGTCCGGGTCGAGCGAGTACTCCCGTTTACCGGGGGCTCCCGAAGTCGAGCTACCTGTCAGCGTTTTGCCGCTACGCGCACCGGTCGCGGCTTTGCCCGGTGCGGGTTGACCCGTTTTTGCGCCTGGGTCCTGGCGAAACCTTTTGACGTTCGCGAATTTCTTGGTGAGGGTCTTTTCGACCTCGTCAGCCAACGCGAACACGGCGTTGTCAGGGCATTCCCCGTGCAACTGGTGATACTCGGTGATGGCGTCCCACAGCTCGTCGTGGCCGACCTCTGTGGTGGCGAAGTCGTAGCGGTCCGCCATCTTGTCGATGGCGCTGAACACGGCAGCCTGCGACTTGGCCACCTCGGCGGCGATACGAGAGGCCTCGGCCTTCTCGTCGCGTTCTTTGATCAGCTTCTCGAGCTGCGTAACGCGGTCATCGGCGGATGGCGCCTTGGGCTCGCCACCGGTGTCAATGCCCTTCTGGACGAACTCCTTGATGCTGTTGAACCCGAGGCGGCGAATCGCGGCAAATGGGTTCTCACGCAACTCCTTGACGAAGTCCGTGTGCGTCTGAAGCGATTGCTTGAGGGTCGCATTCTCAGTGGTCAGCGCTTTCGCGGCGGACTCGGCGCGCCGGGCCGCAGCCATCGTACGGTTTGCGAACTTCTGAGCCGCAGCTCTGAGGGTCTCCTCGGGAATCTCAACAGGCTTTGCGGGTTCCTCTTTCGGCTTCCCCGTCTCGGCCTCCTTGGTCTCTGCCGGTTCGGCAGCGGCTTCGGTCCCGGTGTCCGTGGTCTCTGCGGGCGCAGCCGTTTCGTCAACGGTATCGGTCTCCGCGGTTTCGCCAGTGCTCTCGGTCGTCTCTTCGTCCGCCATGCGTCGACTTAGTCAGCATGGGGAGGGCCAATTACTGCGGTGGTGGAGGCGCCGCTGGAGGCGCCGGCGCGCCTTGCGCTGGTTGCGCCGGCTGTGCTGCCGCCTTGGTCTTTGCGTCGAAGTCTTTGCAGCGCTTCACGTAGCGCCGCACGCGGTCTAAGTGCTTCTCGGGCACTTCGTCTTCTTCGCCCTGTGCCAGGTATTCGCTACCGAGCTCGATGGCCATCTGGTAGTTGGTGAACTCGTCTGGCTGGGCAGCGGCTGCCTTGTCGTACAACAGGCGCTCGTAGGTCTTCTCGAGGTTTCGTTGCTGCGCCATCTGGCGATTGGTGCGCCCGTCGGCGTCCAGGTCCTGCAGGTAGCCCGCGAACTCGCGTTGCGTCCAAACACCGGCGGCGACCATCTCTTTGCCGTGAGCGATGAGAGCGGCGGGCTCGGTCGGAATCACCGACGCAGGCTTGACCGAAAGCTGGTAGTTCTTCTCGTCGAGGGCGGCGTCTTTCCAGTCGACTTGAGACAGGCCGCGCTTACCGGGTGCCGATACCTTGTAGCTGGACTTACCGTCGCCAACGATGTCAGCCACGACACCGAGGCCCGCCTTGATACAGTCCACGTGGAACTGTTCCCAGTCCTGCTGGCGCACGCTGTTGCGCTGGTCACCCTTGGTCTTCTCTTCGCGGAGCGCCTCGGCTGGCGCGTTGGCGCCGAGGGCCGTAGTCCCATGGGCGGCGCCGATGTTGATCCCCAGGTTTTCGAAGATGCGCTCGCCATCCTTCTCGACCTGGTCGTAGATTTCCTTGGTCGCGGCCTGGAACGTAATCTGTTGGGGCGGGTTGGGGCCGTTACCCTCCCAGACCGTGCCGATTTCGTTCGACATCGACGTCTTAGACATCTTGGCGGTCTTATCGACGTAGATGTGGCCCGCGTGAAAGAGCTTCTGAGCGCGGTCGATGCGGTAGCTGTTCAGATTGATTCGCAGTTGCAGTCCGCGCGCCTGCGTCATGAGGCTATGGCCCCAGGCCGTGGTAAACCGCTTCTCTACGGCGTAGAACACGATGGGGTGACGCGGCTTCTCGTACTTCTCGACCACTAAGTCGCTGCCCATCGTCTCGAGGGCGATGACATGCCACCCGTCGTTGGCCTTCGGACCCGACTTGAGAGACCAGGACTCGAACACTTCGATATGGTCGGCTGGCGCTCCACCGGCGCTAACCGCGTTGGCCTCTTCGATGGCCTTGCGCTTGGCGTCTGTGTCGCCATAGTCAGCCATGACCACGGCTCGCGGCACGGGACGGCGCCGATAGAGCGCCCGCGGCTGACCGTCAATCAGGCCGTCCAGGGGGTCAATCGCCAGCTCGGTAGCCAGGACGCGGCCCGCTACGCATCGGCCGTCGCGCTCAAAGAACTGGATGCAGCCTACGCCACTCTCGAGGATGGCCGCGTCTAGGAGGGCTCGTCTCTTGAGCGCCTGTAGGCCGATTTCGTCAGCAAGACCATCGGCGAAGTTCTGGAGCTCGCGGGCGCGCCTACGCTGCCGATAATTACCATCGATAACTTTGAACCGCGCACGCTGCTCGGTGCTGGCAACCTGCGACGAGAAGGTATCGATCGCCGACTTGGCCTTGTTGTTGATGCTCTGTTCCGCCGGCGGCAGCGCGAGCGTGTTCGAGTTGCCATAGTATTGACCCGCGAAACTGTAAAGGCTGATAACCGGGTTGCACTCATAGAGCCGGATGTTGAACAGGTCACGGTCGCGTCGATACGACTCCTGGGGGAGGTCGTTAATCAGCTTCTGAGCCTTGACGGCCATGGACGCCCGCTCTGCGTCATGCAGGTCCTTCGGCGAAGCGTCCCGCCACCAGTCGTAGCTGGAGACCTCTGCGCCCGCCACTACTCAGCCTTGCCGGGGAAGTTAGCTTCCTCGAGCGGGTCCCGAGCGTTCCAGGGCGCGCCTTCGTCCAGGTTGACCGGCTGGCCCTTGCGGTCAACCAGAGAGACGCTAGCGCTGCCAGCTTCGCCCCGAAGATCTCCCAGGGCTACGCAAAGAAACGGCGGATCAGGGAAGTCGGTAACCGGAACCTTGGCGTAGCTAACCCCCGCGTCACGCAGGACAGCGAGGTATTGAGCAAGTTCAGACGGATCCATGCTGCTGGACTAGTCAGCATGGGGAGGGCCGTGCTAGTCGTACTTCAGTTGCCTAGGCGTCTGCGGCACTGCGATGGCCATGTCCCAGCCCGCCTCAGTCAGCTCGAAGTCACCGCGGCAGCCACACGGGCAACCATCGGTCAGCTTGCGGCGCACCAGGGCTTTCAGCTTCGCGGCGAGAACCTTTGGATGCACGCCAGGGAACGCAAGCTCAATGTCCCATGTGAATGCCCATTTGCATGGGACATTCCGCCTCCTCGTGATGCCGATGTCTCGGATCGCGGCAAGGACCTCGCGGTCATCGATGTGCTTGGCCTGGGCTGACTTGGGGCGGCTCACTCGTATCCCTCCGTGGCGTCGTGGTCCGCGAACTCTTCGGGGTCATATGGCGCATCCCGCAATCGCCCAAGCCTCGCCAGACGCTCTCCCCGCCTCACAGACTCGATGTAACGCTCGCGCTCTATCTCTGCCTCGGTCTTAGACTTCGGCGCGTCTGGTAGCAAGTAGGCGAGCTCTACGGCTGCATAGCGCATGGTCGGCACGATGTCGCTGTGCCCATTCTCGTCAATCTTGCCGTTCACGATGCCGTCAACCCATGTCGGGTTACGGATTTCCTTATAGAACTGGCTGTCTTTCGAGCACTTGAAGCCGCGGTGCAGTCTGTCATTGAGCGCCTTTACCTGGAGGTTGACGGGGGGCTTGTTCACAGCGCGGATGGGTAGGCCTGGGAACAGCTTTTGAAGCGTCAGGATGACCTTGAGGCCTAGACCACCGCCATCTAGCGCCACTAGGATTGGGTCGTACTCTTCGATCCTCAGTCCAAGTACATCAGCCAGCGCCAGGGTATCTTGCCCACGCCGAATGTCCTCGCAGACGAGCCAGAGCGTTGGGTCTCCGTCGCCCCAACCGACCGTGGCGAGCGCATCGGCATCCCTGACGCCGATATCACCCAGGATTGCGTAGTGGTCGAAGCGCTTGGCCGGGATGGCTTCGGTGTTGGTTTCGTCGTTGAACGAATAGACACGGTGCGCGAGTTCGACGACCCATTCCGCGAGGATTTCCCTGCGATACCACGTACTTTCACGGTCTTTCCCTTCCTCTGACAGCATCTCGTCGACGACCTTCTCAATCGCCTCACGAGTGCCGAGCTTGGTGTTGTCGTAGACGGTGCCGGTGAACACGACTGCTCCCGGCCGGGTCATGTAGTCCCAAAGTGTACCAACCTTTCCTGCTGGGTTCGGCGTGCCGGCCAGCAGTAGTTGGGCGCTCCCGCCTTTCGCGCGTAAGTCGATAAACATGGCCTTGATGACATCAAGCACCAAGTAGTTCAGGACGCTAGACTTGTACCGCTGTGACTCATCGACGGCCACGAACGCCACGTTGCTAAGCCCACGCGCCTTGTCGGCCGCTTCCTCGCTGTCCACCGGCAGCAGGATGACCTGGGAGCCGTTCGGCAGCGTCGCCCCCCAGCCTTCGACGCCCTTTAGGAACGTGCAACCAAGGGAATAGTCACGGTCCATCTCCTTGAGGGTGCGCCAGAAGATACGGCTGATGCTTCCCTGGGTCGCGCCGATGAGAACGCATGTAACCCCGGCCCGGGCTCTGGCGATGTTGAAGGCCATCTTGCAGATGACCCATGACTTGCCGAACCGTCTACCACCTACCAGGATGATCGTGGGCGCCTGGCACCGCGCTATCGCAAGCTGTCCCAGGTGGAGGACGGCTTCGTCGCTGAACCCGTCAGGCTCATCGCCAACCAGGTCTAGCAGCTCGTCAATCGCGGCTTCGAGTTCCATGGTTACGCCAATGCCGCGCACAGCGCCGAAGCCAGAGCCAGACGTAGAGCCTCATGAACGGCCGAAAAGCCCAGCGCAGACCCGGCGTCGTACGTGTCAGCTCCTTAAGCGCGACGACCAGCGCGAACACGTCGCTCTCGCTTCCTGGCATTCTGCCACTTGCGCCGCTCATCCTCAGTCCACGTCGCCCAGCCGTCGGGGCGCATCTGCACTCGAAGGTGCGTCGCGGTCCAGCGATTCTCGGTCGGCCTCAATCCCTGGGACCACTTCCGCGCCAATTTCTTGATAGGGACAAGGCTGCCGGGGAACTTCACGGTGCCTCCTTTGTCTGTGAATTGCGGTGATATTCGGCGGCGGCCAGCTTTTGACAAGCCCGGCAGAACCTGCTGCCCCGGTAAACTCGCAAGTTGTCGCCGGCATATTCGTGACCGCGCGGACAATGCGACTTGGCCGCATGATGCTGACCCTTGTCACGGCGCTGGCGCCCCTTGGTGCACATGTCCACCGCGTTATCGGCCTTTGTCCCAAGAAACAGGTGATCGGGACGCACGCACGGGGGATTGTCGCATCGGTGCAGGACAAGTATGTCAGGCGGGATTGGGCCGTTGATTTCCTCCCATGATAAACGGTGCGCTTTAGTTACCTTGCCTTCGTGCCGCCGATGTCCGTATCCATCGGTACCTTTGCACCCCATCCATTCCCAACACGAAGGACCAAAGTGAACTTGAGACCAGAACGGCTTGGCGGGTTTCACGACTCCTACCCCTCCTGTATCCGGCCAATGCGCGCCTGCTTTACCCGAAATGGGTTCCTCGCCTGATGCTCCCAGATGCCAATAGAAACAGCCATGTATGCAGCTTCCCCGTTGACTCGCGCAATCCAGTTCTTCGCCATGTGCAGCCACACCAGCAAAGCAAACACTACGTCCCCTCCTGCATCCGGTCAGCCTGGCGAATCCGCGCCGCCGGCAACCACATTACATACGGGAATGCGTGAACCTCCTTGGTGAAGGCATCGACTTGCCCCAACACCTCGATACCGCCGTTCACGAAACGCCCAGTGACGTTTTGCAGGATTACCGCGGGGCGTCTGCCCGTGATTTCCAACTCCTCGTTTCGAGCAAGGATGATTCGCGAGAACTTCGTGATGGGATTCGGTGGCATCGGTTCTACCTTTTGTTTGAGTGCTGCCCTGCGACGTCGCCTAGCCGCATACCAGACGATTCGAGGGTCTTTCGCGGCGCCGTGGCCCCTATGGTCCTGGCGCCATGGGTTGCCGCAAGGCTTAGGAGGTGCTGCGCTCTCGACGGCAGCTACAGCCCAACTGATAGCGCGCCTGGAGCCACCTACGGCGTTCTGAATCTGGGAGTAGCTCTTGCCAGCGGCGTATAACTCCCAGACGGCGCGGTGCTTGGGCGAGGTGAACAGATGGTCACCAAGCACCGAGCGCGCCCAGGCTTGCCAACGCTCTACGGCCGATGCCATTACGACGTGGCTGGAGTCGTCAGCGGGGAAGCGACGGGCAGAGATTCCCTTGTCGCCAGCGCAGTCCAATGGGGCCAGCCCTTCGGCGGCTAGTCGCTTTTCCCAGTGCAAATTGCTATCAGCACTCTGCGTAAGTACCTGATTCTGGCTGGTGCCTACATTGGGCCTTGACAGCGCTATTGATTCTGTGCCCATATATCCGACTCGCTGCCGCTCGTCTTCGCCA